ACTAGGTTACTTTATAAACAAAAAACTTAAAACTTTAATCGAAGTCATTGATGAATTTTAGACTTCGAAAGAACTGTTAAGGAGAAAACAATGGTTATAATAAGAAGAAACCCCGATGGCTCAATCGCAAGCCAAGAAGGACAAGTAACACAATCACACCCAGCATTAGCAAGTAAAAAAGGTATGCAGGCAATGGCAGACGCAGGTAGACCTGTACCTGTAATGATGAGTGAGATTGCTACAAAAATAAACAACGCAAAAGACAAACCTAGAAAACTAAAAGTATTGAAAGATAATGATTCAGTAGCTTTAAGACAAGTTTTAAAAGGTGCTTTTGATCCAAAGATAGAATGGTTATTACCAAAAGGTGATGATATTCCATATACAGTAAATGACGCTCCAGTAGGAACAGAACATACTCTGTTACAACAAGAAGCAAAAAGATTGTATCTATTCACAAAAGGTGGCGATAGTACTCTATCAGGTACAAAAAGAGAAACGCTTTTTATTCAAATGTTAGAAGGATTATCTGCTCAAGAAGCAGAATTTTTAGTTACAGTAGTCAACAAAAAAATCAATAACAAGTACAAAGGATTTACAGCGAATCTAGTCAAAGATGCTTTTGGTTGGAATGACGATTTCATGAAAAAAGAGTAATATTAGGGGTTATTAATGTAATAAATCTAGAGCCCCCTATCTAAAACCCTTATTTTTCAACAGTTTAAGACACCCTTAAATCGTTGATTTATAAGGGTTTTTTTATGTGGAATAATCCAGAAAAGCGCAGAAAATAAGGGTTTTTTAGTCCATTTTTATTGGAATAATGCTTGTATTTCATGCTAATATAGTATATAATATAAGTATATTAACAAAAAAGAAAGACTACATTATGAAAAAAAGAAAAATTGACTTCACTTACAAGACTTTAGATGTTGTATTTAAAGAGTTTAAAGAACAAAAAGATGTCTTTGCTCAACTTGACTATGCCAAACAATTAAAGGCTGACGCATATGACTATGTGTACAAAGAGTTAAATCTCGACAATGTAATTAAAAGATTACAAAATACAATCGTAATTAATTATTAGTATTATGACTATATTATTATACATCACACTATCGCTAACTGTCTTTTTTGCATATTGCATGGCAGTTGCTTACTATCAAATGTTCAAAGAAGAAATAGGAGAACTTTAATATGAATAATATGGCACTTGCTATAGTTAGAAATATTGCTTATAGTCAAATCAATAAAATCAATAAAAAGATTAAAGAAGAAATAGAAATTGATGATGAATTAGGTAAAATTCTCTTAAAAAGAATAGATATCAATATGAAGAATGCTATTAATAAAATACTTCATGACTACAAACTACAACAATAAATAAAAGAAAGGCTACATTTTGAAATTAAATAGATACGAAAAGAAAATAATAAAAGGAATTATCGCTAGTCGTAAAGGTATTTACGAAACACCTAGACGAGTTAGAGAAAAATATACACCTTGTAAAGAATATGAAGCTGCTATATCCTTGTTCATGAAAAAACTTGTATATTCAGAAGCTTCAAATGAATTAGAGTTTGAAGGTCCTGCTACACCTGAACCAAAGTTTAGATGGTTTACTTGTAGATTACATAAATCATATGCTACAAAAAGAGACTTAAAAAAACTAATATGAAATCACTTCAATTGTATTTAATACTTCTTTGTTTATTTGCTATCTTTATGATAGCAGGTAACAACAATGAAAAATTATGTACAGATGATGGTTGTCCTGAATTTTTAGAAAGTGAATGGACAACTACAACTGAAGTTGACGAGATAGAACAATGGATTGAAAACCCTGCTGCCACAAGTTTAAATTTTAAAAAAATAACTTTAGAGTATGGTGTTCATACAATTGTTGAAAAAACATATCATCTACCAGATATTGATACATCATCAAAAGATAATTTTGTTATATCATTGAACAGTTGTATTAATTATCTATATCAAAATATAGAATCAGAATATCAAATACCTAACGAGTTAATTATTGCTCAGGCAGTTATAGAAACTGGTTGGGGTACTTCTAGATTTGCCAATGAAGGCAATAATCTATTTGGTATTAGAACATGGAATAAAGATGAATCATATTTGTTACCTATACCTTGGACTAAATGGCCTGGGTGGGGTGTAAAAATGTATAGAAGTAAATGTGAAAGTGTTGTTGATTACTTGCATATATTAAACAATGTTTATGCTTTTGAAGAACTAAGAGAGGCAAGAGCAAACGGTGTCAAAGACGCATTAGAATTAGCAAACTATCTAGACAAATATGCTAGTAAACCTACATATGTTGAACTAGTAAAAGAAATAATACAATATAACTTGAGAGGTAAATATGAACTATAATGAAAAACTATTTTGGAAGAGAGTAAATAATCTACATTTTGCTAGCATTAATGCTCAAGACCCTAGTTTTAAAAAATTATGGCAAAAGAAACTACGATTACTACTTCAAAATCAACCAAAAGGCTTGACAAAACATTAATTACCTGATATAATACTACTATACAATGAATATATTTTATCTACATAATGATACAAAGACTTGTGCTGAGCTTCATGTTGATAAGCATGTTGTAAAAATGATTGTTGAATATGCACAATTACTTTCAACGGCTAAGAGAATGACAGACGGCATTAAGTATGAAGCAAAATCAAAGACAGGCAGAAAAGTACAAAGATATAGACTAGAAAATCCTAATGAAGAAGCAACTATTTACAAAGCGGTACATTATCATCACCCTAGTGCTGTTTGGGCTCGTTCTTCTACTCAGCACTACAACTGGTTGTACTCGCTGTTCAGGGAACTTGGGCGAGAATATACCCACAGATATAAAAAAGACCACAGTACGATTGAACTGCTCAAAGACCTTTTAAAGTATCCACCAACTAATCTAAAAGACAATGGCTGGTCAGAACCACCACCTGCTATGTCCCATTATCCACAATGTATAGTACCAGGTGATTCTATACAATCATATAAAAACTATTACATAGAAGCAAAAGCATATTTTGCTAAGTGGACTAATAGAGAAACACCAGAGTGGTTTGAAAGTAACATAACATGAAAAATTATTGGGATTTAATAATGAACGATAGAATAAACGCTCTTAGTAAAGCACCTATGCAGGTGAAACTAATGTCTATGCAAATATTAGCATGGATGTGGTCTGCTGTATTTGGGATTTACATTGTAGAGAGCATCTATGCTTTTGGCATATCAGCATTAGCACACGCCTTATTGGTTGCGGCTATATTTTTAACTGCATACTACTTTAAGCAAGTACAAGATGAAAAAATTAGTACAAGTCTTAGAGGCATAGGTGGCGAACATGAATAGGATAATATAATGGGTAAACATTTAAAGACATCTATGGATGAAAAAGTTATAGACTATCTTGCTATAGAACTATACAAATCTGATCCTGACAATATAGTATTAAATAAATTTATGTCTATGAAGAACGAAGAAGGATACTCTTTAACAAAGACTATAAATAAGTATAAAGAGACAGGCAAACATCCTGACCATTATAATACAGACGGTACATGGAAGTATCCTAGTGGTAAAATAACATTTGATGAGTTTAAACTATAATGCCCACATACAGATTTAAGAACCTGAAAACAGGTGTAGAATATGAGGACTTCATGTCTATTGCAGAAATGGAGAAACTAAAGAAAAACCCTAAGATAGAATTATTACCACCTACAACAGTAAATATTGTATCTAGTGTTGGTAGTCTTGATGGTAAAACTGATAGTGGTTGGAAAGAAGTAATGTCTAAAGCTGCAGAAGCACACCCTAATACTCCTCTTGCTGAGAGATATGGTAAAAAGACTGTAAAACAATCGCAAGTTGAAAGAGTAATGAAAAAGCATAGAGACCGTAAGTCTAAAGGCGGAGGTAGATAAATAGTAGCATGGCAGATTTTGATTTCTTAGATGGATTTGAGGGCGATGGCGATTGGGGTTTTACCTCAGTTAAAGAAAAACCTTCAGACGAACAATCTAAACAGACAGAAACAGTAGTTAAACAGACGGCAGACAGTACTGCTAAGGCGGTATCAAGCGATATTGTGAACAGATTAGACAGTAAACTAGATAAAGTTTTATCTCTAATTAATTCTACTAAATCAGCAGTAAACGAGAAGAATCAAACAGAATTAGATATTGCTAAAAAGCAAATGGATGATGAGTATGATTTAAGAAAAGATAATTTAGGCAAAGAACAAAAAGACAAATATGCTCAATTAGAAAAACTTATCATACCTCTGTTAATTAAATTAGCAAAATCACCAGAGGCCTATATACATTGGCCTAATAGAGCTCAAGTTATCGAATCACAAGTCAAAAAAATAATAGCAATTACAAGAGGTAAATAATGAAAAGTAATTATGATAAATGTTTAGAAACAATCTTACATCACGAAGGTGGTTATGTAAATCACCCTAAAGACCCAGGTGGTGAAACAAACTTAGGTGTAACCAAACGAGTATATGAAGAACATGGTGGCACTAAAGATATGAAAGATTTACTAGTTGAAGATGTAGCACCAATATACAAAAAAGGTTATTGGGATAAAATGAAAGGTGATGATTTACCTGGTGGTTTAGACCTATGTGTATTTGACTTTGGCGTAAATGCAGGACCTGGTCGTGCTGCTAAATTCTTACAACAGATGATTGGCACCACGGTTGATGGTGGCATTGGTCCTAATACTTTGGCAAAAGTTGAAGAATATGTAAGAGAAAATGGTGAAGCAGAATCAGTAGAAAAGTATCAATCAATGAGACAAAAGTATTACGAACAATTATCTACTTTTGCTACTTTTGGTAAAGGTTGGACTAGACGAGTTGAAGAAACTACCAAATTAGCGCTTGACATTATCTAGAAAACCTGTTATAATATAAGTCTAAGTTAATTAACAGGAATTATTATGAATAAAATGAATACCTTTTTAAAGGATAAGTACGACATGAAAGAATTTAATCATGTGTCTCTATCAAATCCAATCCCAGATGTATCTACTGAAACTATAAAAGGTAAACGCTTTTATGTTACACCAGAAGGCAAAAAGTATCCTTCAATCACAACAGTTTTATCAGGTAGAAATAGTGAAGGTTTAGTTAGATGGCGACAATCTGTCGGTAATGATGTTGCAAACAATATTATGAGAACTGCAGCTAAACGAGGTACTGCTGTACATACTCTAGTTGAAAACTATTTAAACAATGAAGAACTATCTAATCAAGATGTTTTACCTACAGCACTATTTACTTTACTGAAACCTGAACTAGATAATATAAATAATATTAGAATACAAGAAGGCGGCTTATACAGCGACTATTATGGCGTTGCAGGTCGTGTTGATTGTATCGCTGATTATAAAGGTGTGTTATCTGTAATTGATTTTAAAACCTCTACTAAAGAGAAAAAAGAAGAATGGGTAGAAAACTATTTTATACAAGGTTCTGCTTATTGTGAAATGTATGAAGAACGATTCGACCAACCAATAGATAGAGTTGTAATTCTTATAGTAACCGAAGATGGTGGTGTACAAACATTTACAAAGTCAAAAGATGATTACCTGCCTTTATTAAAAACAGCAATAAAGGAGTTTAACGAAGGAAATGAAACAAACACTTAAAAATACTTTAGGCATTAGTTTAATTGCCATATACTTTTATGTTTTATTATCACTATTAACTTTTGCACAAGCAGCAGGTTTACTTTTAAGCGTACCAAACGCAAACGAACCATTAGATAATACACCACAATACAATATTGAAGGAATGGTTCAACAACAAATACCTGTTTTCTGTGGTGATTCAAGCTTTATGCTTACTAGTTCAATAAAACTAATGGAAGAATCACATATATTAGTTGGTGAGATTAGAGAAGGTGGTGTACCTAATGGTAAAGTTATAGGACTTTTATCTTTTGGTCATAGTATCGAAAGAGATACTGGTACTTTTTTTATGACATTACCAGGTATAGGACCAGATGGTCAAAGCATGACTTGTATATTAGGATATGGTATGAATTGGAAGTTTTTTGATGATGATGGTAACCCAATGATTTTACAAGATTCTCTGTGAAGGTAATGAAAGTAAGTAGTATGGACCTGGGTGCAATACCCAGCGCCTCCACCATGTTATCATCCTAAATAGACCGAATAAGGGGGCGAAATAGGATCGACAGCTATTAGAAATCGTACTGGAGAGGGTAGTCGGAAGACTCTAAATTCATTATAAACGCAAACAATAATAACTTTGCNTTAGCAGCCTAGGCTGTTAGGGGTTTGCCAGTACCTTGCAACAGAAACTGGCACTACAGCTTGACAAGATATNAAAAATATAGTATAATGATAACATGAATAATTATATACAGATATACAAAGATGTTTTAGATCCNAGTTATTGTAAAGANTTAATTCATAGGTTTGAAAAGAANAAAGAACATCATGAATCACATGACCAAGGACCTATGTCATTCACACAAATTAATTTTAATCAGCACTTAGAATANCAAGAAGATGTTACACAACTTTCTAATNTTTATAGTNAGTATGTAAATAA